GCGGCGAGGCACAAGGGTATGAAGAGATCGTCGAAGGTGGTGGTAGCTGGGTAGATGAAGGCTACTTCCACACCGATGGCGAGTTGTTCTGCCCATCCTGCTTTGAAGACAAGGACAAGTATGGTCAGCCATACAAATCAGACCGTGATGAAATGATCGCCAACCCTGAGAACTATTTACCCCGTGGATATTAATCACAACAACACAACACTATGACAAAACTAAATAAACAAGTTAACCGAGAGGTTACAATTAACGGGGAGGACTTCATTGCCTCCCTCAATATCAACCTGAATGAAGAACCAGAGTTCACTCTCCGAAAGAAGAGGCACAAGCATACAGTGAGTGTGCCCATGCACTCACTCATGGATGACGATGGCGAAGTGGTTGGGAATGGGGTGGCTCTTGAAACTGGCGAAGCACACCCGAAGGCGAAAGCAACACTCGCAGAGATCGGGTTGGATATGCCGTGCTCAAATTCCAAGGTGCGCAAAACACACACCAACTCCATGATGTCCGACCCCGCGTTCGCTGTGTCTGAGATTAAGTCACTGCTGACTGCATCGGAGATGGACTACGCGCTGAAGGTCGAGGTGCTGAAGGCTGTCAATAGTCTTTTCGATATCGAACAGGAGCTGACTGCATCCCACACCCTGACCCCTTAATCATTAACCGTGATCAAGGTTCTGTTGGACAGATACAGTCTAGAACTGTGTAAGTCCCACGCACTGGGGATAGTCGAGCACTATTCAAAGTTCAGTTCACTGGGATCAGGGTCTTACAACCACAATAATGTGGGCAGTAACTTAGTAGGAATTAAATCTGAGATGGCTACCAAGATATGGCTTGGCCGTAATGGCTTCACGAATATCCAATGCGGGTATGAGAAGTTTACGTCTACCCCTCAAGGGGATTTGACCGTGCGTGACTGGCCGATAGAAGTTAAAGGACTACGACCCAACCAGTGGGCTGGATATAAAAGATGTATCCCCCCTAAACAGTTAGACAAATACGTCCAAAGAAATGCTGTAGTAATTTGGACTACGACTACTGGAGATATAAAATCTGATGCGGTTACATTACATGGATGGAACTTTGCTACTGATGTGCATCTCAAGGGGGTGCCTCGCACAACCATCTGTGAGAATGTCTGGCTTGAGAATGATGAAGACATGCGGCTGATGGGAACACTCATCGCCACTCTCAAGAGAAGGAACGCATATCAAACAGAGTTACCTTTAACACAAATCACAACAATCGAAGTAAGTGCTAGTCCGAAAAATAAGTAGGGGGTTATACGAAGTTATAGACCTGCAATATAATAACTACCGAGTAGAAGATTCAAGAAGGATGGGAGCGTTCGACCGCCCGCCATCATTAATTAATAACATGAGGCAGGAATATAAGTGGGGTATCTGGGAGCAGTCCAATGGGGAGTGGGAATATCTTGATGGTAATCCCACCCTCAAGGAGTGCCTTGAAGTTATCGCAACATGGGCCGCCGCCTCACAACTAGGAAAATAAATGCCGAAGCAAACCAACACAACTGCCCGTGCTATACATGATCTCCTTGAGATGTATGTCACGGAGATAAAAGAATATTTCAAAGATGGTGTCCCCCAAGATGAATGGGAGGATGACATACTAACGAAGAGTGAAGCGTTACTTGAGGAGGCGCAGATCATTCTGGAAGAAACCGAATCCTCATACTGATTATGAATACAAAAAGAAAACACCGATCCCTCTACATGAAAGAATCATGGCTTCGAAGGAAAACAAAACTGAAAAATGAAAACGAAATCTATTGTCCCAGATGTAAGTGCCGACACGACAAAGCAATCCATAGAAATGAAACAACTATTCCCAAAACAATCTGAGGCCAAGGACTTCTTTGTTTCCACGCTTATGTGTGGTGACAACACTTTGGATTCCTCCCAGATGGGGACAGGTAAAACTGTTGTTGGATCTCAGGTAGCAAGGGAAGTTCTGGAGAGGAGGGCGGGGCACCCGCAACTCTCACCCAACTCCCGTGTAGCTGTCATATGCCCGAAGGCTGTGTTCCCAACTTGGGAATCCGAGCTGAAAGAATGTGGTATCGACCCACTCTTTATCCTGAATGTTGAGAAACTCCGTAAGGGAAACACACCTTGGGTAAAGAAGTTAGGTAAGAAAAATTACAAGTGGACTATACCAGAGGGGACGTTGGTTCTCATTGATGAGATCCATAAACTCAAGGGGCCGTGGACTCAGAACGCTAACCTCTTAATCACCCTTGTTCGCCAAGGGTTTCTGGTTCACGGGATGAGCGGAACCCCATGTGAAACTCCAATGGAGATGCGCCCACTAGGTTACATGCTTAGACTTCATAGCAATGACATGTCACGCGGGGGGCTGATGAGTTACTGGCAATGGCTCCGCTCCTTGAGGTGTGAGAAGGGACACTGGGGAGGGTTTGAAATGCGCGACCCCCAGTATGCACTCACTACTTTGCGTGAGAAAATGTATGGCATCAGCACATGTGGGCTAACGGTGGAGGATTTCCCTGCCTCATTCAGGGACAACCGAGTTATCGTAGACCCCATTGAGTTCAGCAACAACGACAAGATCATTAAGGCGTATGATAAAATGGAGATGTCAGGTGAAGACCTCAGTGAATACATTGAGAAGGGCACCGTCCCTAAGCATTACACCCATAGCAATGAAGAGGAAGACCCCATCATCGTAAAGATCTTACGGGCCAGACAAGAATGCGAACTGTTCAAAGTAAAAGACATCGCAGGTATGGCACAAGATGCTGTTGAAGAAGGGTATAACGTAGTAGTATTCCTCAACTTCACGGAGAGCCTACATGAATTAGCATCCCTCGTAGGGTGTGAGGTTGTTGATGGTTCTACCCCAGCGGAAGAACGCAACGAGTATATAGATGCATTCCAACGGGATGAAACAAACTGCCTCGCATTAAACGCAGCAACAGGGGGGACTGGTATATCACTTCACGATACTATAGGTAACAGACCCCGCCTCTCTTTGATATCCCCAAGCTTTAACGCGAAGGAGTTTGCTCAGGTGATCGGTCGCATCCATAGGAATGGAGCTAAGTCCGATGCGATACAGAAAGTATTGCTCTCACATAAATCAATTGAGGAATATGTCATGCGAGCAATCAGCAAGAAGATAGATAACATGAAAACAATACACCACTCGCAGCCGTGTGAGTTAGACTCAACCCATTACCATGTATAGAATGAAAGAACCAGAGAACACAACCACAACGGTTGTCGAAATAAATAATATGAGTATAGCGTTGAAGGCACGGGTGGATAGCAGCGAGATGAATCCATCTGGATGGAGCATCATTGCTTTCGCACCTTCCGCTAGTATTAGATGTGTCCGTGCTCACCAGCCCCAACATTTAGATCTCTTCGTAAGAAGTATAATGGCTTTGTCAGGGGTAACCTCCGACACCATTACGTCAGGGGGTAGGTTGATACATAAGGAGATCACTAATGGAATCCACAAGATAACAAATGGCACATTCCAATGACCCATATAATCAGAACAGTTTACGAGAAGAATCCTAAAGCACCGATGCTGATGCAGGGGAGAGTGGTCGATGACGATTACGTTGAGCCTTCAACAGTTCGTGTGTGGGCACTGTGGAAGAACTGGTCTGGCGAACTAATGGTTGGGCCTGAGTTACTCGTTGAGAAAACTAAAAAGGGTATGCATCTATCCAACAGGGTAGCCGTTCATCTAACTAAACTACACCGAGAAGCAGATGTTGATGGAGTTAATAAGTGATAGTGAAACACACGCCGCTGTATTTTTACTCATTGCTTTTTTGATTCTTGTAGTTGTAACCATTAAGCTAGAGCTATGACACTAGAGGAACTACTCAAAATCCATGATGAAACCCACGCTAAATGTCGGAAGATTATGGAGGTTAAGAACAACGATTACACTGGGGGTAAGGGGGCCGATGATATCTTTGCTAACTTCAGGGCTTCCCAGATACTGGATGTGCATCCTGTAACCGGAATCCTGATGCGTGTAATAGATAAGATCCAGCGGATAAAGACCTTCGCGAATGATGGAGAGCTGTCCGTGCCAGAGGAAACAGTGGACGATGCGTGTGAAGACATCGTGAATTATGCAATACTTGCGAAGGCAATGTTGCGACAGTATCGTAGGACTCAAAGAGTTATGGACGATGCTGGCAAAGAGTTTTAAATTGTTTCTTGTGACACTACTTAGTGGTGTCCTCTTAGCTGACGATCACTGGGGTGAGATACCTCCTGCCCCTGAGCTAACGATAGTTCACCACCCTGCAATGGGTGTGATCGAGATCAGTTTTATATCTGACTCAACACTGGATGCTCCAGTGTGGTATATCCTTCAGGTAAAACAGGACGGAGATCCGAACGCGGAATGGTGGAGACCGTTCAATCCTCTACAGGAATCCAACTTCAATGAGCGTGTATACCTTAGCTTGTCTTATCGAGATGCAGCAGGACAAATTTATCCTTGGTTCAGGGCAGAGATGGTAAGGGTTCTGGTGATGTGGGGAGCGTAGACTTACTTAGGTTTGTGATCCCCGTTGTATATCTTAGTCATTACCTTATCCATATCCATCTCAAGCATTCCGATCTTGAGGTCTTGCCTGACATCCGATGGCAAAGATCCACTGCCCCACTTTCCGGCGGGCCAAAGCTCAACGAACTCTGAGTTCTTTGCCACATCTTTAGCAATCATTTGAATTTGGAAGTCGTTATGCTGGACAGAGGACTGCATCTTGCTCGCCCACCATACGATACCCGCCGCTTGGACAGCTAGTCCTATCATAAGTGACACAATAAATTTGGGATCAAACCCTTCTTCCTTTTTCATAAGCGTTAATCATCCAGCCCGATATACCTCTCATATTTTTGAGAGTAGTTCTTTATCTTATACACTCGCTCTGCCCCTTGGGGAGTTGCGTTTAACTTCTTCTCAAGAAACTTAGAGATGACTGGACGGTTCATCCAACCATTAAAATTCTGCCCCCATCTTTCTTTGCTGACCCCCCTTGATAATGCTTGGGCACTTAGCTCATTCCAATCCATGCCGAGTCCATTGAAGCCCCGCATTATTTTGCGGAACTCATTATTAAGTGAGAGCTTTGTCTTGTATACGTTGTCGTATATATCCTCGATGTCCCCGTCAGTCAGGGGTCTTTCACTGAGTAGCCTATTGAACTTCCCGCCAATCTCCTTGTAGTCCAAGGTGTGTTGCCTCATGTAGTTCCTCATCGCGTTACCAAGATCTACCTTATATGGTTTAACTGGTAGCAGCTCACCGAAGATCATACCAAGAGGACTTTTGAATAGCCAGTCCATCGCGTTGTCTGCGGGAGTGGGGTCTCCGTGTAACGCCTTCCATGCATCCTGTAACTTGGCTGCTGACCTTGGCTCGTATGCATTCTCCCATATGTGGTTGAATGCTCGACCAAGATTCTTAACGTAGTCCTCACCATACATAATCTTCTGGCCATACTCGTTCTTGTTGAAGGTTACTTGGAATGCAGCCTTCGCCAGTATCTGTTCACTGACGTATGGTTCAGCTAACCTAGCTATCCATCCTGCTGCCTTGAGTGGTTCACCTCTTGCGAGTTGCTCCATTGATCGGGCAACCGGATCAGCAATAACGGAGAACGGATTGAGGTAGGTTAGGTCAAGGCTGTATAGCTCGTCACCTATTCTGAGGTAATAGAATGTGTGACTCCTGAGATACTTGGGCATCCCCTTTCTCAGTGCCTCGTCCTCGTCCTCTCCAATCTCCGCCATCATCTTAAGCATTACGGGCAGCCCAAACGTGACTCCCATTGTGGACATCATACCCCAAAGTCTCTTGAGATATCTCTTCCTTATAACTGGGTTGTTCTTACCTTCGCGCCTTTCCTCTGCAAGCAGGGAGAAGGTGTTGCCCATGATCCTTGGAATCTCCGCAGCGAATCGAACATACGGTGCGATGACAAGACCCGCAGGATTTCTCGTCAGTGCTTTGATGAGGGGAGGTGCTTGGCTGTAGGACTGGGATACCTTCTTAACTTTAATCGCCGCAGCTCTCTTCATGCTGGTCGAAGGAACCAGTTCCCCATCCTCGTTCTTCTTAAGTAGTCTCCTGTATTTTCCATTAGGGCCATCAGCGAGGGCGGCTTCTTCCAAGACACTTAACTCATATTCATACAGGCCAATCTTGTAGTAGGCATCCATCGCAGATGCCAAGCGGGTAGCCAGCCTGACAGTTTTCTCATAAGCCTTCTTAGCCTTGGCCCCTTTCTCTTTGAGTTCTCCGAGAGTCTTAGCGAGACCCGCCAGTTTATCTTCCACGCTGACTGAGGTTTCTTTACCCGTAAGAAGATCCCGAAGCATGGATGCTTCCATCTCATCCCCCCACACATTCAGTGTTTCCAGCACGGCTAGTTCCGCACTGAGTTGTGCCGACGATCCCCTCGCCGCACGAACAATCATTGAGTTCTCACGAAGGACAGAGTTAACACCTGCCACTCCACCTATCTCCCCAAACATTTTGCCTATCCCTCCGTAGTATCCCTGCATCGGGCCGAAGAACATGGCGTTGCCCAGCATGTTACGAACGTAGAAACCTACGGAACCAAGAGTCTTAGCTGCCAACGATAGACCCGTTGCCCTGTGTAAGAATTTGGTTGTCGTATGCAGTAGGTATTCGGCATCACTTGTAACATCCTTGGTTACGGAGTCCTTTGAGTTCAGTTTAATGAGGTCACGGAAGTCCTTGATGATATCGGGGTGAGCATAGAAACCCTTTATCGGATTCCAATCCGTCTCCCCTTCATCTTGTTTGAGTGTAACCCAGCCAGTATACTTTTGTTCGGACTCCAACTTCTGTTGGTCTTCGTTATAATCTTTTTCGGAGATGAGCCAAGGGGTCTTGCCCTTAGTCCCATGTTCAACAACCCTGTTAAAGAATGCTTGGTTGGCCATGATGCTGGACACCTTAATTATTGTTTCGCTGATGTTATTCACACCAGCCTCGTCACCATACTCACCCAGCAACCTCCTTAGTGGGGCGGGGATATCTTTCTTTTCATTTAGGTTGTTAACCAACGCCCGCAGTGGGCCGTGCTTAAATTTCTTTTCATTCATTATAATGCTTCGACCTCCATCGGCCCCTGCATAAACTTCAAGCTCGTGCTTAACTGCATTCTTCTCGTATGACCTAATGAATTCCTCCATCATTTTCTTACCTTCGGTAATACCACTTGAGTTTTTAATCTCTAAGTCTCTCTCCACACTTGCTCTCGCTTGAGTCTCACTCAACCCGTCTTCCCGCATCACCCGCTTCGTGTGGTAGTCCATGTATTGGGCAGCGAAGAAGAGCATAGCCTCCTCCCTTTCCTTGGAATACTTGCCACCGTCTTCCCTTATATGTTTGATGAAGTCATTGTCCTCAAACATACGATATCTTCGTGTGATGTAGATACCTCCGTTGCCATCGAAGGTAGCCTTGAACTCTTCCTTCCTGTTGAGGAACCCACTGAATAGACTGTTACCTATTTGGGATAGCTCATCAGTGAGCTTGCGCATATTAAGGATGAGCGCATGCATCTCAGGTGAGATCACGAGGAGATTTTTCAGAGCCTCGTCCCTGTCCTTAAGAAGTTCTGCGTGGTTCTGATCGCGCAGCTTCTTGATGTTGGCTATTCTATTAGTCTCCGCAAGATTCCTTAACTCTTCCCTGCGTTTAGCAACTGTCTCCCTGTTAGCAGCAGACCGTTCCTTCTGCCATTGCATCTCAACAGACTTTGTTTGTGCGTCGGTTAACTGTGACCCCCTGTTAGAACCGGAAGCCCGCGAGACTAATTCAGGGGGAATCTCTACGTTGTTCGAAGCTGCGTCCGCGACTATCTGATCGTGCTTTTCTTTTAAGTCTTCTACTTTCTTCTTGGCTGAACTAACGAAAGCATCACGCTCTTCTTTAAAGCGCATTATGTTTCGGTCAGCGGAACCCAACAAGGCTCGCGACCACCACTTTGATGGAGACTTATATGTCCCGACTTCCATGAGAGGAAGTTCAAGCATCTCTACCCACTCACTGAAGTCCGTCCCCTCCGCATCTAATTCAGATGGGATGTATGACCCCGCTCCCCAGCGGGATTGCAACCTTGGTTTTACTGGGGCTTCTGGGGTGGTCTCTTGAAACCTCTTCCGCCTATCGTGAAGCCACGTTCGAACAGAGGGTCTGAATCGGGGACTGAGGGTAAGTATCCCCTCCCCCTCTTGGTCTTCTGACCAGTCGTGGTATCCGTATTCTCCTTCTGTTGTGATCTCTTCGAGTTTTGATTCGTGCTCATATTGTTCAATTATTTTATCAGTGAAATCTTCGTCTGTCAACAAAGGTAACATGTTATTGTAATCCATCTTAAAGTTAATCACAACAATCTGGTTACCACCATCCTGTGTGAAACCTAGTCCTGAATTAACAGATGCAAGATAGTCCTCTATCTCCTGTAGTTTAGATTCGGTAAGCTCCTCATCAAAGGTGATGCGTATACCGTGCGCCTGTTCATTACCCTCTACATATATCTTTATATCCTTATCTTTATTCTTAGCATTTAACTTAGCAGCGAATGCTTGGGCATCTTCCTGACTTACAAAGGTTCCCCCTCTTGCGGTAGACTTAATAGTTCCGGCTTCTTTAGTTGGGTCAGGTTTTTCTGCAACAACTCTGTAGTTAACATCCTCCTTATTCTTCTTGACGAACCTAACCCACGGCACTGCGTCTTGCGTAAAGATAAACTGCAACGCCCTAGCGTATGCGCGAATGGCATCGTTGTCGTATTCTACCTTCGTTATTACCTCCCCCTTTTTGTTTAGCTTTGCATTCCCTTCAGCATCTAGGACAGGGACTTTAATTCTTGGGGGGTATATCGTTGATAAAACATTTGGTGTTACTGCGGGTCTTGGATTGTGACTTGTGACATAACCACCAGTCGATTCGCGGGAAGTAACAACAGTAATCCCCAGCTCTTTCGCTAACAAATCTTCGCCCGTCTCTGGATCAATCAGTAGCTGCATAGACTGTTGAGTGAATGACCTCTTCTCATCGAAGGTCATAGCATCCAACCTCTTACCAACCTCAGTCTCAACGGATGGGAGAACTTCCCACGTTGCCGTCATCCCCATCGAGTTGAGGAAGTAATCGAATGACCTTGATGCCTCAACAAAGTCAACGTCCGTTGCGAGCAAAGCATTCTTTGTCCATAGCAGTTGGTGCTTACGCTCTGATTCTTTAGTCGTTTCTCTCTTTAGCTTTTCATCATAAGACTTCGTATACTTAATTTCACTACCAGTATTGGGTAAGATGTATCCTTTCTTAACACTCTCAGCTTTTGTTTTATCTTTAACAGCTTTCTGCTCAGAACGTGCCTTGATCGCCGTCCATATCATGGCTTGAACTTGGTATGCTCTGTAAGGTTCAGCTCCTTCAGGTAAGTTCTGATTCAGACCGTGTGTTAATCGGTTGATTACCTTCTCTGAAAAAGTAAACACATTGTCTCCCCCCTCTTTACCGCCAGCTTGTTGGCCAGACTCATACCCCATAGCTCGGTAGACCCAGATGTCTATCGTCACAGGCTGACGTATGGCTGATAAGAAATCTGTGTCGATCTGCATAGACGCCAGTTGCTCTGGGGTCGCTTGATCCACGATGAAGTGCATTAAGTTTTTGTAGAAGTTGTTGGTCTTCCTCCCCGACCAACGCTCGTTATCATAAAGAATCCCTACTGCTTTGTCGTTCTGAGCAGGGAACCTAATCTTTAAATCCTCTTTGGGGAGACCTCTCCCGTGGTGGTCATACGCCCTTAAGGCAAGTAACGTGTTTGGTTCTACGCCAGCGTTCTGAGAGAAGATAGCCACTAGTGATATGAGTTTCTCTGCTTCAATGAGATCACCGTTGGTGACTTCTATAATTTTAGCAGCGGCATCTTCATACCAGAACCTTCCCATCTCCCCTTCGATTGTGAGCTTCTTCAACCGCGTCATTAACTTGGTTACATCAGCGGGAGTCTTGACCTGTGGTGGTGCTGACCCCATTGGTAAGTCCAATTCTTTAGGGTAAGAGGTTGTCTTGAAGGACTCAATGGTGAGTCCAATGTCAACGTCCGAACCGAACCGTGATTGGAGTGATGGTCTTAGGGGTGTAGGCTCGCCGTCGATAAGCTCTCTTATCTTCTTGTGAGAAGGCTGATCTACTACTGGATCAAGTGACTTGTATCTTGCACCCTTCACCCAGATCGCAAAGTTTTCGAAGGGGTTGGTGCCGTCAGTATCAAGGTTACTGACCATAACCATTTCGTCTGCCCCAACAAACTTGCTCTGGGTGTGATACCTAGTTCTCCCTAAGCTATCCTCTGCCACACGATACATGTAGTTGCCCAAGGCTGGGTTGTAAGCCAGCGCATCCCAACCCTCCTTCATATCTGAAACATCAATGTCTTCGTTAGCAGATACTAGTTCTCCAGTTGGCCCACCGATCACATCCTTTGGCCCTTGTGCAAAAAGCTCAGTTCCTACGGGGAGAAGTGAGTTGGGCCTTTTGTTTTTAAGTTCAGGGTTAGTGAGTTTGATGTCGGTCAAGTTGATGGCGGCTAATGCACCAGTTCTCTCTGCCGTTATGTTGATTTGATTCAACGCATCCGCCACAGTCATAGGCTGTGTCAGGGTATAGTTGTTAGCGGAACCACCCTTGAGAAACTTCTCGTGAATCTTCTGATCGAGGTTTGGTTCACCAGCATTTTTCATGCGGACATTAAATGCATTGTATTTAGCCCCGCCTATCTCCAGAGAGAATGGCATCACGCCTAAAGGATATTTCTCTAGGTCACTCTTGGACTCCCTGCTCCTCCTCCCAAGAGTTATGTTGGTGTGTGAAAGAGTTACGTTAACAGTTTTGTCTGGGTCTTTTGCATCAGCCAAAATTTCTGGCGGTAGTGGAGAAGAGCTGCCAACGGACTCACCTTTGGCCAGCCCGCCCACAACACTATGCTCTGAAGGGACAGTCCCTACGTCTGCACCCCATCTTGATTGTAGTGTTGGGACTGGTGGTGCTTCTTCGTCTACACCTTCCTCATCAGGAACAGAAGATTCCCCCATCTCTAGCTGCTTGAGCAACTGCTGCATGGTGGCTTCGGGATTGTTAGTATCAAAGTGCATCCCGTTCTGGGTGAGCCTATACCCCGCATTCATTGCACGAACCTCAGTAACAATCCTGTTAACGGCGATTCTCATTTCGGGGGAAACATCTTTTAAATCACGGTGATACGTCAGCTTCTTAAGTGTTGTCGTGAAATACTTCTTAATGGTGTCCAGTAAACTTGGGTTCTCTAACAAGAAATCAATCTGCTCATTTGTCTCAGATCCCTTGAGAACTTTTTGGACATGTATGCGCAGACCCTCTTCCACCAAAACAAACTTCTCTTCTCTAGCTGTATCGGGATTTTCAAGTCGTGCGATGGCGTCTGCTCTCTCCCCCTCTGGGTAGTATTGCTCGATAATACGTCTAGCATCTGTATCAGAAAGAGCATCTATGAGCGCATCGATCTCGGCTTGGGATAACTGAGCGAAGGAAGCTACGTGTGCAACCTCCTCGTTAAGAATTAGTGCGAGGATATGTTCTCTCCTGACGGGCTTGCCACCAGCCGCTGCTACAATCTGGTTTATCTTTGCTGCCGCCCTTCGTCCGTTAAATATAATAGACTCTGTTTCTCCATCCCACTCCGCGATGACATCTGTCGTGTCATCCCTAACGATGTTGATCTCTGCTGGGACATATTGAGCAGCCCATACAAAGTATTCTTGGGCAGCCTCGTCGAGTTTCGCATTGGCATCAACTTCCTCACCCATACCTATGCTTGTGGCCAAGCGGGAACGCCTTACTTGAGAACCATTAACACTAGATGCAACCTGATTCTTGAATCCTGCTCCAGTTTCTGGCTCCACTTTCTGAGTCAGGGCCAAGGAGTCCTCCATTGCCTCCATGAAAGTTGGGGTTGGCTCACCGAAAAGCCTAGCGAAAGCCTCTACTATGCGTTGGATAAAGTTACGCTGCCCTTGGACTGGTGTCATCCCCCTCACATAGGACTGGAACTCTGGTGAAGTGAGGAGAACAGCTATAAATTCTTCGACGTTACTTAAACCATCTCGGATTAATTGGGGGGCATTGTCCCTGTTCGCATTCCTACGGAGAATTTTCAACAGCGACTCTATTCTATTGATAGCTTTATTCTCTGCGGGAGTTCTAGATTCAGCGGGGGTGTCTAAGATTCTGGACGCAAAGGCATGGATGTATTCGTGCAGGACAGTGTCTGCCACTCCCCTTGGCCCGCTCCTCGCGGGGTTGATTACAACTGTTGGAGTCCCGTTCGCATCAATATAAAACCGCCCTGAATATTCTGCTGCTGAGGAATCGATGACGAAATTAATAGACTGCAAATAGTCTTTGTTGGATAGAAGAAGCTCCGCAATGGCCGCCTGTTTTTTGTTCTTACCCTTAACTATTTTCTCAAGAGCTTCAATAACAGATTCTGGGTCACCATTAACCAGACCAAGTGACTCTATCTCCTCTCTGTTTGCGGCCTCATTAACACGCATAGACCGTCCATTAATAACCGCCCGTTGTTGGTGGCCACCTACCGCTTTTCTGATGTCCTTAAAGAAATCTTTAGCTTGGTTGGCTGTTACTTCGGAGTCCTCACCGACCAGTCCCTGTAATTCTTCCTTAACAAGGTTGAGGTAGTTCGCATCTGTGGAAGGATCTCCCTCTACTGTGGGAGAAGAAAGTGCAAGGAGCTTCAAAGATTTACGCACTTGCGCTGCGTTCGTGAAACGATTTGCCTTGAGCATGGCTTGGAAATCAACAGCTCTCTGATTGGCTACGTTGTTTCCTCTTGCCATGAAGTGGATAAACTCATCGAACACCTGTTCTGGTGTGTAGTTATTAGTAACATCTCTGCCCCCATGAGCCTCGGAGTTCAGTATGCTCTTCATCTCCGCGAGCATGTCGGGGTCAGACTCAAGAGCGGCGGCACCAACTTCATGTAAGGCTCCTACATATGCACCAATCTTATTCTCTGTCACCGGAGGCACGGGGTTAAGAGAGGGGGGTGAATAGGTATCAGCCGAATTAGCACCGGCATCAAAATTATTAGTTTCGTGTATGTCTGTGTCAGGGGCGAGGATGCTAACAAGACTCCTCGTGGCTCTTTTCTTCCTAGCTACTTGTTGCCTAGCGAAGTAATTCCCTTGGGATCTTTTGACCTGTTGAACCTTAAAGGGGGAGGATGCTACCTCTTGCCCAGTAGCTATACTGTCGGCATACTCATAGATAGCCACCTGCATATCGAGGCTCGTGGCCACAGCCGTAGCCTCTAGAAAATCTTTATTCAAATTGAGCGTTTCATCTCCCGCAATAATCTTGCGCAAGACCGCAAGATCTTTGACCCGCTTAAGCAAGGTGCTCAACTTGATCTTACTCTTAGTATTAAAGGGGTTACGAACTTTAGTGTCTTCGCTGATAACAACAGTTTCCTGAAGTGCGTTAAGCCTCTCAGCTAGTGAGGATATTTGTGAGTAGTCTTCTTCTAATACTCCCACCTTATTGAAAGCAGTCCTTGCTGATACTAACCCACCAGACTCACGAACCATTATGTCCGAAACAAAATGCTGTCCTCCCCGAATATCAAACCTGAAAGAGTTATTGATTCCCCCAGCCTGTATCGTTTCCCGTGATACAGGGATCGGGATGTTACTCTCCAGCAAAGTGAGCATAGCAACAGGGTCATTATCAAATACCCCATTGCCACTGGCATCCACATAAACACTACCTGTTGGCCCATAAATTTTAGGTATTGCAGCTCCACCTTCAGGTCTACTGGTGCTGATGACTGGGAAAAGTTTCCTTATCTTCTTTGCTAGTTCACGAGTTAACGTCCGTAGGGAGGGCTTATCAATGTTCTCGGTGTTGACTCCCAACTTTTCAAGTTGCTCCACAGTGAGCGTATGAGCAAAACCCCCGTTAGCTAAAATATCGAGGGCTTCTGAATCTTCCTTGGTAGCCCCTTTGCTATCAGATTTTTTCTGTAACTTAACATTCTCCTCAAATCTTTTAAGGGCTTCCTTTCTTAAGAAGGCAGCTTTCTCAGGGGTGAGGGCGCGTCCTTCCCTCGCTGCCATGTCCAGTTCCCTCTTCAGATTATTAAATCTACCCTCTGGCGCATCCATGAGCTGCTTTTCCATGCTCTTATAGAGAGCTTCTTTCCTATCTACCTCTTCAAGAAGCTGGGAATACTCTTCTTTCAATTCGAGATTTATATTCTTCGCTGCATGGGAGGCAGTTACGTCAGTAAGTCCAGATCCAGAACCAGAGCCAGAGCCTTCTTCAGCACCAACTAGTGTAGTGGCTGCGTCACTCCCCGCTACAGCGGGGTCTACTAAATTCTCCTTAGCTTCTGAGGCTTCGGCTTTATTAATCTCTTCCCTAACCGCTTGAGGACTCAGTCTTTGAAGCTCCGCGTTAACTTCATCCAACTCTTTCTGCCGTTGTGCCCTAGTTTCCTCATCTAAAACTTCAGACGTTTCATCCAGAGCCTTGTCTTCCTCCTCAGTTTCATTGAGGGGAGCGGCTAAAATATCAGGACGTTCTGACCGCTTGTATTGTCTAACAACACGTTCAACTTCCGCAGCAGTGGTTGGGGAACCCGATGCCTTCAACGAATCCGTTAACCCTTTGGCAGATACATCTCGTTCATACTGTTTGAAAACCTCCTGCTCTACTCTCGCCGCAGCTCCCCTATCTAAAAATCTATCTGGGGCAATATTCTTAGCTGCCTTACTAATAAGGGTTCCGCTTCCACCTAATGCCGCACCTAATACAAACCCATGCCAAACTTGGGTCATGCGTTCGAACATGTCTGTGTCTTGGTCGGTGTAAACATCTACAACAAGACTATTAAAGAACTCATCTAATCCCTCCTCGATTCCTTCGTGCAATGCACTGGCAAGAAATCCTTTAGGGGCTTCAATAAGGGCATGTTTCGTAGTGACTTTCTTCAGTGTCTCTTTCATTAAGTCACGGAAGGTTTCACTACCTACATTCCTGCCAAGAACATTGGATGTTATCTGGCGCATCTGGCGGAAACTCATGCCCCGCAAGAAGGCGTCTTCAAGACCCCCCTTACCCATGAAGGAAAACCCACCTGTCAGTAAACCAGTTATGGTTCCTGCGGTAAGGGCACTCCCTAGTGCGGCCTCATGGGCTTCGTCTTTAACTCTCTCCTCACTCCACCCTTCATCCCATGTGCCATCCTCTTTCTTGTGTCTGGCGGTGAGAGTTTCCCCAACAGTTCTGAATGAAACTCCGTATGTATTCGCCCCCGACCTAGTAGCAGCAGGGATAAACGCAGCGGCAGATGTGCTAAACCTTTTAGCCAATTGACTGTTGTATGCCTTGATGACATGCAATGCGCGTTCTTTAGTTAGCCCCTTAACCGTGCCCGCTTTGAATACTCTTTCCGCAGCTTGCTGCATTGTTTCCTTACCTGTTGTTTTGAGTATCCCCTTAAAGGAAGCTGCTATTATAGCTCTGGCGGAAACTGTTGCCGTTGTCTTAGCCCCAAGATATGCCGCACCAGCAGCAGCAGTTGCCCCTCCTGTGGGGCCAGAGAGGGCGGCTAACCCTGCTGTAACAATGGCATCACCAACCAGTGGCCCGATTGCCTCCATGAAATCCTGCCCTGCCCCCATCTCCATCCCGAAGACTGACGCTATCGAACGAGCATGGGCGTTGTTCTCTGCAATACTTATAAGTCCCTCTTGCCCCCACTCAGATTTGAAAGCTGCGAACACACCATAAGCGATAGAGGTGAACCCCTCACCAATACTACTCATCACACCCGAAAACCTGTGCCCAAACTTACTGAAGTCTTGGGTCTGCGCGAATTGTTCCAATATCTCGGTATCAGATAAGCCACTCTGTGTCCCGCTTATATACGCTGCTGCCCAGTCGTCTGCGTAATCTTCATCACCACGCAAAAGCTTGTTGGTCTGATCAAAGTTTTGTTGAACAGACATCTTCCGTTGCATTTCCGCAAGTTGTCTCTCTTCCTCTGTAGCCCCCGATTGGGCCAAGGCTTGCTTAAATTTCTTGGGGAAAAGTGATAGCTCTTGTGCAACCAACGCTCCGCTATATCTCGTCCTGTGGACGTTTTGACCAAGCTCATCTTCATTGTCTGAATACCGCAAGAAGGGTTTAACATTCTTTGCACCAAGATTATAATCACCCCCATGATATGCATACGTGACAGTCATGTCGTGGATAACGTCATCCAATACGTCCTCGCCATACCCCGTCATCTCCCCCAAATCCCGCAGTAAACTCAACCGTGTTCTCTCGTGCTCCTTTGAGTATTGTTTACGGAAAGCGGCGGTGCGCTCAACGCGCCGAAGTTGCGCTTCTTCTTCCTCGTCCCCTGTAAGTCCGTTCCATGCAATCCTCATCCCACGGAAGAAAGTGGAAAACCCATCAGATAGTGAGTAATTTAATCTGTCCCCCCAGTCCCAAGTGGTTCTGTCCCCATACTCTTTTGCCAGCCCCCACATTTTTGCACGGGCGCGTTCTGCTTTTGAGTGGACTAACCCTCCCCTATGGGAGGTTACACCACTTGCCGAGGGGCGACCTGCCGCTAGAAGATTTTCTACTTCGACCTGAGCGAGCTGTCTGCGCTGCACTTCATAACGCATTAAGTCACCAGCATGACCAATACGTTCACGCTTGTGCCTCAAATTAAATAGGTGTTGGGGTCGGACACCAAATTTTTCGGACTGTGTAAGAACTTCGGCTTCGGTCATTCCTTCAGGAATGTTCCCACCAAGGAAAATTTCATTTCCCTTTTCGTCTTCATAAACAGCCGCGAGAAGTTCTCCCTTTTTCCACAGTTCTAAATACGTCTTCTCATTAGACTTCCGCACAATTTCAGAGACCTCTGAAATTTCATCCTCGTCATGCTCACCACCAATTTTACTCGCCGCAGAAAACCCTGCCAGTTTACTAATTTCCTCTGCGTTGAGAGTCGGGTCGGGGTTCTCGGCCCCTAGTATATTCTCAACAGATGAGAGGAGGTCGGGCTTATCTAATGCCTCAAGTTTTGTGTTAACCTCTTCTTCGTTGTCTTGCGTTAGTAGACCGTCCCGAACTAAAGCTTTCCCAAGGTTATAAGATAGCTGCTTTTCTACTAGCTCATCATACTTCCCCGCCGCTAAAGCTTCCTTCCTTACATCCTTGATATACCTGCCGTAGCTCTCAATCTCATCTTCAAATACATTATCAACTATCCATTGATCGTAAGGGGTTTCAACAAATGGAGTGGTGGCGGTGGTGGTGTTGCTTGGATCTGACATAGCAGAAGCGGTTATGTATTGTTAGTATGTATCTATTAAGTAAATTATTGTCCTGCTGCGGCGGCTCTTATAGCCTCAATCTCCGCTGCTAGTTTATCCATCTGCGCCTGTTTCTGGAGAATACTACTCCGTTCGTCCTCTTGCCTCCCTTTTTCTTCGTCCGCAGAAATAGGGGCGGCCTCCTTACGGCCAACGCTTGACCCCGTTCCCCCTTCGTCTGTTGCTCGTATAGTTATGCTGGCGTCTTTGCGGGCTTTAGCTCGCAATTTCATAATCAGCTTATTGGCCTCTGTCAAAGATACCCTAGCTAACTTCTCTCCCCCTCCCAAATCAAGTCCCTCTATCTGGTTCGTCTGCCAAGCCCTTTTAGAATCCTCGCTGATGGCCTGTGGAACTGGGGGTTTACCCTCTTGTTGAACCACCATCTCTTGCTCAGGGGTGTTTTCTTGGATCTGCTTCAGGTAGGCTGTGATTTCATCTAGCTCTTTCAACCTATCGGTCATGCCCTGCCGCACATCTGATCTTAGTTCTTTTTTATGTTCAGCTTGAGCTGTTACTTGTGCTGACTTTATTCTTCTTTGTGTGTCATCATATTTAGTTTTATTCAATATAGCTAAATCAGATTCCACTTTGGTGACCGTGCCATCCGCATTGATGCTCGCGTCAAATTGTTCAGGAGTCATCCCGCCAACTTGTGCAATCTGGTATAGACTGCCTTTGTCTTTATCAAAGCTGGCTTTCTTAGCTGCCTGTGCCTTCAACGAATCATTCATTGCGGCGTAAACTAACTTCGCGGCAGCACTCTTGTTCAGGATATGGGGGTTATTCATCCCATACACAGCGACCTCCTGCTGTTTCTCGTATATATCTTTGTCAGACTTATCGATTTCAGCTAGGTCTAGGGTGACTTGGGCTACCTTGTCAGCGTTCTCTATTTCTTCTTTGGCCTCACGTTTCTTTTCCGTAAGTTCAAACATGGTAGTCTCATAAGCTAAGTCAGCATTCCTGTCTTGTCTTAGCTGCGAGTGCATCTTCATCATCAGGTTAAGATGCGGTGCCATCCTCGCGTCTTCAAGAGACCCAAGGTAATCGGACTCAGTGCGGGTGAGTCCGTGTCTATTTCTCAGTGGCGCGAGATCCCGATCAAATCCAAATTCGTCGGTGTTCGTATTTGTAGTGGCCATTAAATTCTAAATGATGTGTTTGGCATAAAGTCTGGGTCAGCTTGGAACTTCTTCTCCATTCTCTGCATGAGCAAATTCTGTAATCTTCTGTTGGTCTCCCGTGCATTCGCAACCCGCTCAGACTGGTCTTCTTGTTCTGCTCTATAAGCTGGGCCAGCAATAGCGGGAGCGTCCCCCTCTGGTGAATCTGCCCACGCAGCAGCTTGGCGTTCCGCTGCCTTCGGGAACCCTGCCTTCCGCAACATCCTAGCTTTCCTAAGCCCGTCGCGGCGTGTGTGCAGCTTGCGCCTTCTCTGGCTAAGGGGGCGCGAATCAATCTTGCTGTCCCAATACGCATCCCTATCTTTATCGGCCTTGAATTTATCTTGTTGCTCGCCCGCTACTTTATCAAAGATGTCTGCGTCAATCCCCAGATCGTCCACCCCCATAGCTTTTAATTTGCCAATTTCCCCAGCACGTTCTTCGTCGTCTTCAATTGATTGCGCGGAGTATAATTTTTCGTGCAGCCCAACACGTTGCTGGAGTTGTGCTTTAGCATCTGCTTGTTCTTTTTGATATTTTTCCCGCGCCTCAAGCATCGATTTATGCGCCCTGAGCCTTGGACTGCGCTCCATTACACCTTGGATGGCTCTGGCCCCTAAGCTTAATTCATCCGACTTTTCCTGCTCCTTACGCTTGAATGCTTTCATAGCTAGAGCTAGTCCGTATTGATCTGATTCAGATCCTGCGAGAGGCTGTGCCACTCCGAATGAGCCATATGATGATTTTGGGTAAATGCTCCACGGATCGGGAGCGGAAGATGGTTTAGCCATAACTTAAATTATACAATTTGAATTAACAAAAGTCAATCAACTAGGGTGGTTTCAGCATTCTGCAATGCACCCCCCAGAGATTTGATGGTTCTCCTCTGTCTTGGGAATTCTCCCCCATTATCTTCGGGGGGATCTACCGCTACCAGACCCAGTCTCTGACGGGCACAGTCTAACGCCAAAAATGCTGCATCAGCAAGGTCAGGGCTTTTACCAAAGCGGGCCTTAAACTCTGGTTTCGACTCTATTTTCATGCGTAAAGTAGACCCTTTTACCATGTCATAGTTTCTTCCTGTTATTTCCTGCGCCAAATCTCCGCTGACCCCAAAGATTTGACGAGTCCTCATAAGCTCCTTCCCCACAAACCATAACTCAGAAACCCTGTTAATATATAACTCAGTCCCGATTAGACTGCTGTTTGCGCTTACCCGCTTATCACTCGCCTTCCCGCCAAACGAAATCCTCATAAACCTATTCGACCACTCACCTGCAAGAACATCACAGAAAGGGGCACCAGCTCCAGTGGCATCAACGCTCACATTTTCTGGTAGGATTTTCAGCCTCTCGCACCTCTCCTTTATTTGCCGGACTATTTGATATGTTCTAGGAACAGCTTTGTTTGTTGCGTCATCATTGAGATGTATGGCATCCCCGAACTCAATAACGTATTGACCTACTTTATCGTATCCACACTTAGCGGTATACATTATTGTCCTATCCCCACCATTAGTAAAAGCGGGGTCAATACCACAGAGGTTGAGGGGAGTGGACTGCCACTCCACAGAATTCAAAGCCCCGCTCGTTGTCAGCTCGGTTTCTGAATATATGCCCGTGGTCTCATCACTATCGAAGAACACGGCACGAACCATCCGCATATACCCACGGCTCTCCACCCCAAGGAGAGCTTTATCTTCATTTAATTTTTCCTCTGTAGGAAGCCACGGGTAAATAGTTTCCCCCGCCAATATATTGGGGGAGCGTTCCCCATCCAAACGTAGATACTTGCCGTGCCATTTAGTTTCCCACTCGTCTGCTATGTTGGTGTCCACACTATCCCACCCATCTTTGGGGGTAGACCAGACTCCGAAAGCATCGAAGCGGCTATTAGGATTGGACATACCAATCATTTGGAATGAGGGGTTTTTAGACAGGTTTGTCAGACCCGCTTGTAGAATAGCCTCGGATAACTCAGATAGCTCATCCCCGATAAGGATCACCCGCTTCTGTTTTATGCCAATAAACTTACCAACTGCTTCTTTGGTTTTACTTTTTTCTGCGGAGATCAAAGAAATTCCCGCTCGTTCTATCAAAATATCTTTCTCGTTTACATAAGATGCGTTGCCGATTGAATCCCGAATCTTGATTGGTGCATCATCAATCACGGACAGCAAAGACATAACACTGCCCCAAATACGCTTTCTGGCTTCACGAAGCGTGGTGGATGTCATAAGAACGAG